GATCCAAACATGGACATTTTCCGAAACGATTCATAGTCGATCCTACACTCATATCATTCGAAACGTTTATTCAGATCCGTCAAGGGTATTTGACGAGATGCTCGACATCCAAGAAATAGCTGACTGCGCTGCTGATATCAGTAAGTACTATGATAACTTAATTGCATTCAATAGTGTTATGCGATATAATTATGATCACAAGAAAGCACTATGGCTCTGTCTAAATGCTGTGAATGCTTTAGAAGGAGTAAGGTTCTATGTCTCGTTTGCATGTAGTTGGGCTTTTGCGGAAGTTAAGAAGATGGAGGGTAACGCCAAGATCATCAAGCTCATCGCGCGGGACGAGAACGTTCATCTTGCCTCGACACAACAGCTCCTCAAAATTCTACCGAAAGAGGATCCAGACTTTGCTCGCATACAAGAAGAGACACGAGATGAGTGCATCAGCATGTTTCATCGAGTGGTCGAGCAAGAAAAAAGTTGGGCACATTACCTTTTCCAGAACGGTTCGATGATTGGTCTGAACGAAGAACTTCTTTGTAACTACGTAGACCATATTGCCGCGAAACGTATGGGCGCAATCGGTCTGAACGGAAAGCCAGGAGCGAATCCTTTGCCATGGACACAGAAGTGGATTTCAGGTTCTGACGTACAAGTTGCCCCGCAAGAAACAGAAATTACTAGCTATGTGATTGGTGGTGTCAAAAAAGACGTCGACGAAAATACTTTCAAAGGATTTACTTTATAATGTGTACAGTATCTAATATCGGTGATGGTTATCGGGATAACTTTCCTCCTCGTTGGCGAGGAATTGTTCATCCAAACCCTTGGCCAGCACAACCAACAAGTGTTCCATATCCGTCACAACCAGGCATACCAGGATATCCTTTGGTTATTGATACTTCTGGAGTTTCGAAAGAAGAATTCGAAGCACTGAAGAAAGAGGTTGAGGAACTTAAGCAACTGCTAAAAGCTGCAAAGAAGTTCGACGAAGAAACCGGTCAACCTGATTGCCACATGGATGACAAAGTAGATTTCATTAAGAAGCTAGCAGAATATGTTGGTGTTGATTTAGAAGACATCTTTAAAAAATAAGAGGAACTAAGATGGATTGGATAACCTGCCCGTCATGCGACGAGGAATTTAAAATAATCACAGAAAACACCGCTCTTCCAGAATACTGTCCATACTGTTCTGCAGAGCTTGATCTTGAAGATCCATTCGAAGAAGAATATGACGAATAAATAGATCATTCTCCAAATGGAACGTGATCTATGAGTTGGTTATACGAAGATAAAGAATTTACTGATGTTGAAGATTATTACGGCTTCATATATTTGATTGAAAATTTGGTAAACGGCAAGAAATATATAGGTCGTAAGTATCTAACAAAAGCCGGATACAAAACTGTCAAAGGTAAACGAAAGAAGCTTCGCGTAGAGTCCGATTGGCGAGACTACTACGGATCTTCTACTTCCCTCAAAGAAGACATTGATCTCTACGGAAAAGATAACTTTCGTAGAACGATCTTAAGACTCTGCAAGGGTCGCGGAGAATGTAATTACTTTGAAACAAAATATATATTCGATACAGATGCCATTTTAGATCCTAAATATTACAATAGTTGGGTATCTTGTAAAATTCAAACAAGCCACGTGAAGGCTTTACTTTTCAACCCCGAACAGGAGAATTTATGAGGTGGGTAAGGTACTAGAACACAAGCATTTGATTGTAAGAGCAGAGCTGAACAATCCTCCGCAATGCACATCGGCGATCGATGAGTGGATGAAGAAACTGGTTAATCAGATTGATATGAAAATTTTAATGGGACCATACACGGTGTATTCTGATATGGTCGGTAATCGCGGATTGACTGCCGTGACTATCATCGAGACCAGTCATATTGCTCTACATGTATGGGACGAATGCGAGCCTGCAATGGCTCAGCTAGATGTTTACACGTGCAGCACATTAAATATTCAAGATGTGTTCGATGCCATCACCGAATGGGATCCTACAAAAGTAGAGTATAAGTATATAGACCGAGAAAACGGGTTGACATTAATTGAGAAAAATGTTATATAATGTATAAGAGAACAACTAGAACTAATGGTCCTAAGCGTACCACATACACGCAGTCGTCTAAAGGTTCTAGTCGTTCTTCTAAAATGTCTCAGAAGTTACTACGACTACAAATTTAAATACTGGCGAAAGAAAGACTTATCTTACTCAGAGAACCGCAGACGGCTGGGTTTCAAGAAAGAGTCTATCAGCTCCTAAGCCCAAGACAACCAAGTTTAAAAAAACAAAAACAATCCGAATGAAAAAGTCTAAACCTTTAGGCGTCACAGGTTGGATTGTTTTAGGAATTATAATTATACTATTATTAGCAAGTAATTGAAGTAAAAACAAGAAGTGAGGATTAAATAATGGGTAAGAAGAGAACACGTAAGACAGTCGTATCGAAAGGCCAACGTCGTTCGATCGTGGCTGGCGTGAAAGAAGTTCGTCAAGATCGTAGCGAAGGCGAAAAGGCCTACAATAAGCTGAAAGCTTGGCGCAAAGGCCAGAATCCATGGATTACTGTTCCTGGTCCGCAGTCTAACATGCGCTTTATTAAAGTGCGGGCGAACGGTGTTTGGGGTAATCCAAAAAATCGATCAACAGGCATTTACAGTAAGGCGACAAGCGATGAATAAGAATATTCTAATCTATACGAAAGACAACTGCCCTTTTTGTGTACAAGCGAAAAACTTGTTTACAAATAAAGGAGAACAGTATATAGAGAAGAAGATAGGAAAAGATATTACGCGCGAAGAGTTTATGGAAAACTTTCCTGACGTAAGAACAGTTCCTTTCATTATAATTGACACAGAAAAGGTAGGTGGTTATGACAAACTCGTTGAATGGTACGACAGACCAGAACGATCGTTCTTGGCAGAATGAATATTTAAAGGGCGTTCTCCAAACTGGAATCGCAAATGTATCCTTCATGAAGAAGGACGGAACACAGCGAAATCTTCTATGCACTCTGTTGCCGAGCGAATTGCCGGCACAGACTGATCTTGAAGAAGCCGTACAGAAGAAGACTCCAAATCCTGAAGTGCTTGCTGTATGGGATCTTGAAAATAAAGGATGGCGTTCGTTCCGTTACGACTCGGTCCTCGGCTTTAGTGTACTGTCACTCGACGCATGATTTACATGGTAGACATTGATCAGACCATCTGTAAAACGCCATATACAGATGGTCAACATCGCTATGGATTGGCAACTCCATTTAAGCATCGTATCGAGAAGATAAATAAACTATACGATCAGGGTAATACCATCATCTATTGGACAGCCCGTGGTTCAGGATCGGGAATCGACTGGACCGAACTTACTACAAAACAACTAAAAGATTGGGGATGCAAGTTCCACGAAGTCCGTCTCGGAAAGCCATCATACGACGTATGGATCGATGATAAGGCAATTGGCGACGGGTTCTTCTTTTACGATGAAGATATGGAATTGCTGAACGCTACTAAGGAATAATAATGAATAACCAAGATAAGATTGAACTGAACGAACTGAACAAGGAATCGAATGGTGGAACAGAACTTACCACTCGAAATCTCTTCCACCGACTTTCAAGTGATGAACTCGATGGTGTCCAAATTATCACTGCTCGCGTCCGCGACCTCGATCCTGACCGAATTAAGATCTATCATTTACATGATCTCGCTGGCGATCCGGAAGCTTCACACCTTCAAGATCCAGCTTCTCGAGCTCGCTTTCAAAAGTTGGTCTTCAGTTCTAACTGGCAGTATCAACAGTATCGTGATTATCTTGGAGTTCCATATAGCAATCATTCAACAGTTATCGAAACAGGCATCGAGCCTATTCCACTCGTTGAGAAACCAAAGGATAAGATACGTCTCATTTATACGTCCACACCTCATCGTGGACTGGAGATTCTGGTTCCTGTCTTTTGCGCTCTCGCCGAGAAGTATCCTAACATCGAATTAGATGTCTTCTCTTCGTTTGGCATCTATGGTCCAGGTTGGGAGGGCCGCGACGAAGCGTACAAGCCTCTCTTCGATCGGATGAAGGAGCACCCACAAATCAACTATCATGGTTGGGCAGATCAGGAGACAGTACGTGCCGCATATCAAAAAGCCCACATCTTTGCGTATCCTTGTATCTGGCCGGAAACTTCGTGCAGGTCTCTTATTGAAGCTATGTCAGCTGGTTGTTTGGCGGTTCATCCTAACTTCTCTGCTTTGGCTGACACGTCGGGTGGGCTAACTGTCCAGTATGACGGTGATCATGAGAATCCAAATCTGCATGCTAACATCTTTGCTCACACTCTGATGTATGCCATCGAGAACGTGCAGAACAACGACATTACTAACATGATGTCATTCGTCAAAGCCTACGCAGACACTCGCTTCGGTTGGGATTCAGTGATTCCCAAGTGGAAGGGACTCATCGCTTCGTTAAAGGAACAACACCGTGATATTGGCCAAAGCACCACTCAGAGTTAGTTTTTTCGGCGGGGGTAGTGATATCCCCGCCCACTTTGCACAATGGGGTGGAGCAACCATCTCAACTGCCATCGACAAGTATGTCTATGTAGCAGTCATGCACACTCCTCACGACCATGTCAAAGTTTCTTATTCGAAACAAGAGTGTGTAGAGAACGTTGAGGATCTTCAGAACGATATTGTCAAGAACGCTTTGAAATTCTTCGGTATCAAATCCAACATCGAGATCACATCATTCGCAGACATCCCTACGATCGGCAACGGTCTTGGTGGATCGTCTGCTTTTACTTGTGCTTTGATTAAGGCTTTATCAGCCTATCTTGGTTTCGAATACGTAAATCCTTATCTTGTTGCGAAGACTGCTTGCCACATCGAGATCGATCTATGTGGTTGGAAGATCGGCATGCAAGATCAGTTTGCATCTGCTTTCGGTGGCATGAACTACATTCAATATGCAAATGAGCTTGGCAATGGACGAGTAGATGTGAAGCGTCTCGACTCGAATGCAATCGAGAACTACATGATCTTGATTCCTACAAACGTAGAGCATCATGCAGCTAAGATCCTTGATAATATCAACTTTGAAGCAAAGACATTTATTATTCGTCAAATGGCTGATATGGCAAATATGCAGGGAACACAGCAAGTGAATATCAATACGTACAGTCAGTTGCTTGATTCTGCATGGGTTCTGAAGAAACAGATGAGTGAAGAGATCTCCAACAGTGATATAGATATTATGTACGAACGTTGCAAATCTTCTGGTGCTTTTGGCGCTAAGTTACTTGGAGCAGGAGGCGGAGGATACATGCTAGCGCTTACAGATTCTAAGAGTGCAATCCGCCAAGAATTCTCAGACAGAACATGCCTCGATGTAGGCATCTCACATGAAGGAGCAAGAGTTGTCTATCGAGACTGACATTATATTCGATCACCTCGGCCTGATTAATATCGGCTTTGCAAGTATCGATCATGAAGAATTTAAAAAAGCAGCAGAACTCATTTGGCTGACAAGCATTTCTAATCATCGGAATAACATCTATACAATTGGTAATGGTGCATCTGCTTCCATCGCTCAGCATTGGGCATGCGACTATACCAAAGGTTGTAAGAAAGGTGGGCTGCGACCAAGAGTTATTTCTTTGGCAGCAAATATTCCACTCATGACAGCCGTGGCGAATGACATCTCTTACGACGATGTTTACTCGTTCCAGCTCGATGCACTCGGACAAGAAGGCGACGTACTCGTAGCCATCTCTTCGAGTGGTAATTCTCCGAATGTTGTCAAGGCAATTGAGACTGCTAAGTCATTGAAAATAAAGACTATTGCCTTGACAGGTTTTTCTCCAGATAATAAGTGCGCTCAACTCGCAGATATCTCTCTACATGTCGATATCCAAGAATACGAGGCAGCAGAAGACGTCCACCAAGCTATTATGCATATGATTGCTAAATATATCAGAAACAGAGGTAAGGTTACATAATGTCACAACAACCAGTATCGATCCATCAGATCCAAGCACAATTCGGCACAGATAGCGCAAACTATGAAGTACTCACTGACGCAGCCATTCGATCAAAGGGTGTAGAAGGTGCAGCAGTCGAGATTGGTGTCCGTATGGGCGGTGGTCTACAGTGTATCATCGACGGTCTCGTAGAAAGCGGTCAGACTCCTGAGAAGCCAGTCTTTGGTATCGATCCTTATGGGAACATCGAGTATTATCGTGACGAGATCTTCAAGGAAGGTCGCTGCGACTATACCAATGAGATGCGCGACATATGCATGATCAACTTATATCTGTATTGCCGTCAGAAAAACGTCAACTTCTATATGTTCAACCTCGAAGATACAGAATTCTTTAATCGTTATGCAGACGGTGTTCCTGTCTATGCAGAGCATAAGAGTCTTGTCAATAAGTATAGCGTAGTTCACTTCGATGGTCCTCACACACTCGAAGCTCTCGATGCCGAGATTGCATTCTTCCTTGAGCGGTCAGATCCTGGCGCTGTCTTCGTCTTCGATGACGTAGAGATGTACGAACACGGTGCTGTGCACAATCAGTTGCTTGAGCATGGTATGGAAATTGCCATGGAAACTCCTCGCAAGTGGTCGTATTTCAAGAAAGAACATGTCGACAAAAAGTGGGAACCAGTCGTTGGAACTCCTGGTTGGGAGCCAAACGCAACTCAATATACACCCACCGCCGGTCCAAGTTTTAATTATAAAATCGACTTGTGAAAATAAGCATGTACAAATTATCAAAACTGTAGTAGATTGAATAATACAAACAAGGAACTACAGAGGTAAATATGGTCATTAAGGTTAAAGCTAAACCCAAACAGATCTCTCGTGCGGCTATTCGGTCGATCGATGACAAAGCCTATGGCTCAGAACCCATCGTAATCGATGGCTATAGCAATGCCTTGAACTGGTATAACTACATGGCATCTGATGATCAGTCGCGTGACTGGTTCTTCACTTATGCCAAGAAGAATTATACCAAGGACCAACTCGTACTCCTACGCAAACTTCCAAAGTGGAAGATTTCCAAGACTCTTGGTAACGTTGCACGTATTCTACTGAATGGCAATGAGCTGCCGCAAAAGAATCTCGACTACTTCAATGATAGTGTAAAGAATCTCCTTGCGGCAGCTACTCAGATTGTCGAAGAAGTCGAAGACACACCAAAGTCTGTCGTCGATATTCAAGCTCGCATTCGTGAGAAGGCCAACTACATCATCACGAGTCTCGAAGAAGAACTCGATAATGTCATCGATGGCAAAGAGTTCTCGATGTACACCTTCTGTCAAGCGAACGAGCTGAACGCACAGATTCTCGGCATCGTAGCTGACTATTATCGTCCTCAATATACAGAGATTATGTCGAATGACGAGCAAGTTCAAGAAGCTTTCGGCAAGCGTCTAAAGTTTTGGATTAACTTTTGGCAGAGTTTCTTCGGTGACATCGATCGTTATGTAAATAACAAGAAGGCTGTCAAGGTTCGTAAGCCACGTGAAAAGAAAGCAAAGTCTGCTGTCGATCTGGTCAAGAACCTTAAATACCAGAAGGAAGAGCCTTCACTCAAGATTGTCTCTGTCCATCCAGCAGAGGTCGTAGGATGTACACAGCTATGGGCTTACAACACCAAATACAAGAAGTTGGCTCGATATGATTCGAGTGGTCCAGCTGGAATCCAAGTCAAAGGCACTACCTTGATCGGTTATGACGTCGAGACTTCTACAAGCAAAAGCTTGCGTAAGCCAGACGTTTCTATTCAAGCGTTGCTTGGTGCAGGTAAAGTTAGCCTGCGCAAGTTCATGGACGAGATCAAGACCGTAGAGTCGAAGCCGAATGGCCGAATCAATCAAGACACCATTCTACTAAGGGTTATTAAATGACGGACAACGTAATCTTATTTCCAGGTGTCAAGCGCGACGAGGCGCCGCCTCAGAACTTAGATGAAATTCATGATAAGGTTACTCAGACTCGTAAAGAACACGTGGCTGGAGTCATGAATGACATGATTCCTGACATAATTAATATGTTCGGAGCCTACGGCGTAGATATTAATGACGATAAATACATCAAAGATGTAGCCTTAGTCATGGAAGGCATCAAGGCATTGTTGCACAGACAGTATAATCTCGAGCATCCATTTCATAATATGTCTGACAACATATTCGAATTTAGATATAATGAAGACAGTACAATTGAATATACGTATACTTTACCAGATGAAGAGTGAGAAATTGAAATGATTATTATGGACCTTTCGCAGGTTATGATTTCCAATCTAATGATACAACTTGGAAACCACACGAATGCAGATATCGAAGAAGATCTTTTACGACACATGGTGCTAAACTCTGTTCGCGCTTATAATGTCAAGTTTAAGGACGAATTCGGCGAGATGATTATCGCATGCGATGCTGGTAATAACTGGCGCCGTCAAGTATTTCCCTATTACAAAGCCAATCGTCGTAAGAATCGTGAGAAGTCCGAGATCAACTGGACTGCCGTATTCGAGACTCTCAATAAAGTCCGCGATGAACTCAAGGATTACTTTCCTTATCGAGTCATTCGTGTCGATGGCGCCGAAGCTGATGACATCATCGGCACTCTTGCACAAACCTATGGCAATACCAACGAGAAGATCTTGATTCTTTCTGGTGACAAAGACTTTGTGCAGCTTCAAGCTTACATGAACGTACAGCAGTTTGATCCTGTACAGAAGAAGTGGCGTAAGACGAACGACGTCGATAAGTTCATCAAAGAACATATCATTCGCGGTGATACTGGCGACGGTGTTCCTAACTTCTTGTCAGCAGATGACACGTTCGTTGTCGGTGCCAGACAGAAACCTATTAGTCAGAAAAAATTAGATCAATGGCTCAACTCAGATCCAAAGGAATTCTGTGACGAGAAGATGCTGCGCGGTTATCTTCGTAATCAGCAACTCGTTGATCTCAACTTCATTCCTCCTGATATTAAGAAGGAAGTGCTCGTACAGTACGAGCAGCAAGCTGGTAAAGGAAGAGATAAACTCTTCAACTACTTTATCGAACGTCGTCTCAAACTCCTATTAGAAAGCATTAACGAGTTTTAATATGCAAAGAACATTAGCGATCTCAGAGATCCTTGATCTTGTCAAGGAAGCCAAGGATGTACAGACAAAGGTTTCTCTCCTTCGTCAGTATGATAATGAAACACTTCGGTATATCCTTGAATTGGCATTCCATCCTAACGTAGGATGGTGGCTACCAGAAGGAGCTCCTCCTTATAAGCCGAGCGAAGTGCTCGACAGCGAAGGAAGACTCTATCAAGAGGCACGTACACTTCCTCTTTACCTCAGCGGCAATCGTCCTGACATTAAACAAGTTCAGCGCGAAATGCTTTTCATCGGTCTTCTCGAATCTCTTCATCCGAAGGATGCAAATCTTTTGATTGCAGTCAAGGATAAGAAAGTCGAAGGACTCAACATCGCAACAATTAACGAAGCTTTTCCAGGGTTAATTCCAAATGAGCAACACGGTTAAGCGTTTTAGAAAATACAATGAAGAATATGACGACTCGAAAAATACATCACACGATCATCGTCAGCATTTGAGTGAGAAGCGGCTTCGATCTGCTCTTCGTTCTAAAGCAAAAAGCACCCTTTTAGATCTGATAGAAGATGAAGATTATTAATGCCTATATACGAATTTAGACTCAAAGAAACCGGAGAAGTTTTCGAGGAATTCTTTAACTATCAACAGAAAATCGATTTTCTCGAGGCCAATCCAGACATCGAAGAGATTATAGGTGCACCTCATGTGATATCAGGAATAGCAGGAGTGACTCATAAGAATGACTCTGGCTTTAACGATCTACTCAATAGAATCGGTAATGCTAACCCACACTCCCCACTCGGTCAACAGCACGGTGACAAAGATATTAAAAGTACAAAGATCAGAGAGGCAGTGAATAAGGCTCGCAATAAAAAATAAGGACAACTAGTGCAACATAGCCAACCTCGTTTAACTAAGAGAGAAAAAAGAATCGCCAGACAAAATGGTGACACACAAGAAGGGCTGACATTTAAAACTCAAAATTTCAATTTAAAAAATATAAATCCACTCACAGAAAACCAGCGCATTGCGTTTGATGCTTTTGATGATGGAAAACATTTGATGTTGCACGGCATGGCTGGTACAGGTAAAACGTTTATTGCTCTGTATAAGGCCATCGAATCGATGATGGAAAATACCGGTGTACAAAATAAGATTTATATTGTAAGATCGGTAGTACCAACACGAGATATGGGTTTTCTTCCTGGAAACCAGAAGGAAAAGATGAAGGTCTATGAGGCACCTTACTATGCCATCTGCACCGAACTGTTTGATCGGTCCGATGCATACGAGATCCTCAAGCAGAAGAACGCAGTCGAGTTTATCTCAACGTCGTTCGTTCGTGGTATTACCATGAACAACTGTTTTGTTATCGTGGACGAAGTCAATAACATGACGTTCCACGAACTGGACTCGGTGATCACTCGTATTGGCAAGGGTTGTAGAGTATTGTTCTGCGGCGACTTTCGTCAGTCAGATCTTACGAAGGACCAAGAACGCAGCGGACTGAAAGACTTCATGCGAGTCATCGGTAAGTTGAATGATTTTGTACATGTTGACTTTCTCGAACAGGATATCGTTCGATCGAAATTAGTGAAGGAATATATAATTGCTCGTCAAAAACTCGGACTTCAACCGTAAAGGTTTCGAATACGATTTGCTAGACTTTGCGGAGCTGCAAAGGATAGATGGTCCAACACGTCTCTATGAGACGCCAGAAGGGAAGAGATATCCGTCTGTCACCGCCGTCCTCGGTAAGATGACTGATAAATCTGCTCTTGAAGCTTGGAAGAAAAGAGTCGGCGAGGACGAAGCAGCTCGAGTTTCATCTCGGGCTGCCACTCGCGGAACGAACATCCATACGATGTGTGAGAACTACGTGTTAGGTCATGACATCGATACGTCGATGCCTCATAACATGATGATGTTCCGCCAGATCAAGATGATCCTTGACGACAAGGTCGACATGATCAGAGCCACAGAATGCACTCTGTTCTCTGATCATCTCAAGCTAGCAGGTTCATGCGACCTCATAGCAGACTACGACGGTCGTCTGTCGATCATCGATTACAAGACGTCTGCGAAACTCAAACGTAAGGAATGGATCGAAGGATACTTTCTACAGACCAGTCTCTATGCATACATGCTATGGGAGATGACAGGCATCTTAGTGAAGGACATCGTGATCATCATCGGTGTCGATGATTCTCTCGAGGCACAGGTGTTTAGGGAACGACCTCAAAACTACCTTGAGAAAGCGACCGATCTGGTTCGATCTTACCATCAAATGTACGGATAAGAAAATGCGGCTTCGGTCGCATTTTTTTTGACAATAAACATGTACAATATTTCGAAAACAATGTAAGGTGGACCTATAATCAAGAAGGAAAAAATATTATGACTCGCTTATTTGAATACATTCTCGCTCAAGATGATCCTTTCGATTTCATCTATGAAGCCCTCGGTGGAACTCATGGTGTTGAAACCATGAACACCTGCACTGAGATGTACTACGATATCTCTGCAGACTATCGTTTGCATCCAGATGATGACTTCGAACGCATCATTGAGATTATGGTCGATCAGATGGAGGTTGTATGACTAGTCCTGTTATCGGTTACTTCGGTCGCGACACCGTTCAGCGAGCAATCGCCGAATACTTCTCCAAGCATGGCATCACAGAAGATGTTCGTGACTATCTGATGGTCCTCGAGGATGAAAAGCCCGATGATTTTTTTCAGCTAGTTTGTGATTTTATCGAAAAATAAACATGTACATTTTATCAAAACTTTGGTAAGGTGGACCTATAATGAAGAAGGAAGCAAACATGAACAAGATTATTCAAGTTATCAGCGATATGAAGGCTACTATGACTCCTGCAGAGTTTCGCAACGAGATGCTCGCTAGCCTCGCTTTTCTCATTATGGCTCCAATCCTGTTCGCAGGTTTTTGGATCATTACTCCAGCGTAAATTAAACATGTACAAATAGGCCATTCTATGGTAGAATGGTTATACCAAATTGAAAAAGGAAACTATATTATGGCTCATATGATTGAATTTCTCGACGGCAAGGCTTCGATGGCTTATGCAGGCGAAACACC